AATAAATCTGATTGTAATTCTGGGATTTCTTCACTTATTAATTTATTAATATGTTCTTTTCCTTTATCGTCAATTAGAGGAATACTTAAATCCATAACCTTATAATTTGTTTCAATTCGAGATTGATCCTGAATTATGCGTGAATATACGACATGATCTTTAAATTTCCTAGCACAAATGTCAAAAATGTCATCTAATGTTAATTCTTGGGTTTTTAATTCAGGAAATTTTTTAAATATACCTTTTGCACCCAACCCTTTAATACCTTGGATATTATCTGAACTATCACCTAGTAATGTTTTATATAGGATAAAATTTGAAGGTAATAAACCAAATTTTTCTTCTACTACTTTAGGGGTGTAGTATAATTTTTCCATTGGTCTATAAACAATAATTTTATCAGTTACTAACTGTAAGAAATCCTTATCACTAGATACTATAAAACAAGTTGAATTATGTTTTTCTACAAGTTTTTCAGCTAACACGGCTATAATATCATCAGCTTCGACTTTATCGAGTATGGTGGTTTTAACAGGTAATAGCTTTAAATATTGTATTATACGCACTATCTGGTCAATTTTTGAGTCATGTTCTTCCTCAATATTGTCAAATGCTTCCCAATTAGTAATTCTAGATAAATTTCTTGTTCCTTTGTATTCGGAAAGCAGGTTCTTACGATTTACTGTTGAACCTGCTCCATCGAATACTACATAAACAGAAGTTGGATTTGTTTGTCTAATCATAGCACCCAAAGAGCGAAAGAATCCTCCTAACCCCCCAATATGAACCCCATCAGGATTAACCATATTCATCATAGCAAAATTTCTAAAAAATAAATTTAAACCATCTAAGATTAATACTCTGTCGTGTTTTTTCGGAGGAGTCTCTTCCCCTTGCTCCTGAACTGTGTCCAGGAGTTTAAATAACTCTTTGTGTTTCATGTTTTTGATTTAAATATCCTGCTCGTCGAAAAGTACAGGTGTTACATCTTCTTGGTCTTCTACAATTTTGAACGTTCCCCCACCTAAGATTTTTGTCCATTCATCTGAATGTTCTTTCTTGTAGGCATTCTTATCTTTGTCAGTATCTGTAATAAAACCATGGTTTGTCATAACAATTTTACCTCTTGATTGCATACCATTAACGTGGTTTTTATCAATTTGTAAGTTTGTTCTTTTACCCCATTCTACTTGCTTACCACCTTTAATTGCTTTAATTTTAGATGTACCAGCATTAGATACATTTCCAAATGTAACTACGAATGTTGCATCATACCACATAGCCATTCCACCTTTATTCATCATCTTTGGTTGTCCCATAGGTGATTCTGCTTTAGCAGTCCATACTTTATTAATACAACAAAGTGTATTAGTAAATGGTGATGATTCTTTACGTGACATTACAATACTTTGGTTAACTGTATTACCAAATTGTGTTGACATTGCACCTGCATTCCATTCATTGTTGTTTTTTAGTTTTTCAACTGACATTGCACAAGGAATAGATCCAATAGAATCCCAGAAGAAACATAAATCATAAGGTAAATTACCTTTTTTCTGTTCATTCTGTAGATCCATAATAAAGGCTGCTACGTCTTCAATTGTATGTAAAGTTTCTCTATCAACATAAATGAAATTACCTTCATAATCTACAACATTATCTTCATCATCTTTGATTAGTTTAACTTCTAACCCCATTTGAGCGGCGTGTTCCCAATTCCATTTCATCTCAGTAATGATAAAAACAGGTAATACACCCATTTTTTGTGCTGATACTGCTGCTTCAAGTAAAGCAGTTGTTTTACCTGTATCTGAATGTCCTCTAAGTAATGAAATATGTCCCATTGGTATTCCAGGTACTCCTGATATTTCTTGGAATGCCGGAGATAGTGGTATCCATTTTTGTTCCTTAAATTTGACATTTTTATCTAAACCTTTAGAAGATTTAAATTTATTTAAATCAAATTTGCTCTTAATCTCGGCGGACACTGCCGCCGAGAGAGACTTGGATGCTTTTCTTGCCATATTTAGAAGGGTAGATCATCAGTTTTATTATCTTCACTGAACATTGAGTCAAAGGCATCTGCTTTATTCTTCTTAACATTACTAGTATCTAAACTAAAATTACTACTAGGTGTTGATGTTGGTGCAGTTGTAACTACTTCTTCAGCATCTTCTTCAACTTCAGGTGATAACCACTTTTCTAAAGCAACTTTCATTTCATCAAATGTGAATTTTTTAAATAATCCTTCATTTGGGTTTGGTTGTTCGCTTGTCCATTGTTCTACTTGTTTAGCATCTTCACTTAATGGTGAAGTTTTTAAACGAACACGTACTGATGATTTATTATAAGGAGTACCTGTTGATTCTGGTCCTACTGTTTCTACTGTAAGGTCTCTACCATTTACAATATCTGTGTAATCCCCAATTTCATCATCAACAGCTAATGCTAATAATTCTTCATATACCATTTTACCAAATTGCCATAATCTAGTACCTTTATCTTCTTCACCTCTAACTATTACAGGAACAAAATAACGGGTTTTTGGGTCTAATTTCTTAGCCATAACAAAATTCTCTTTAGTATACTCTTCTCTAAGCTTTGCAGCAAATAGAGCAATAGGATCTTTTTCACCATAATTAAGGGGTGAAAGCATCACTTTGTTAGTAATACCATAGTAGAATTTTAATTCAGAAAATGGGTTTGATGGGTTGTACGCTGATGGTACGATTCTAATTTGTTGTTTACCAATTGTAGGTCTCCAATAAATTGTTGAGTAATCAGTTTTTGTACCTGATTGTTGTTTTGATTGAAGCCCTTCTAGCTTCTGTTTAATTGCATTTAAATCCATAATGTAACTTTTATTTATTTATAACTTTATTTATGTAATCGGAATATACGAACCAGGGTTCGGGGAGCCAAACTAAACTTCAAGAATTTTGTAAATCTTTGTATTTAATTGGTTTAGTGTATTGTGCTGAGTAAGTAGAATACAGTTTCTGTAATGTTGCCAATCAACTCTAAATTTAGTATCAACTATACCTCCATTTAACCCTTTAATTAATTCATTTAGGGCATTAATAGTATATAAGGTATTTGATTCTTTTTTTCTATGTACTAGGATAGTATTAGGTGGAATAGATTCAACATTTCCTTGGTCAACATTATATGTAATTACATATTCATTTTTATCCTTAATTTCTAGAACAAACATTTTATTATATATAATTGTGTATTTTGACTTAATATCTTCTATTAAGTTGTCTAAATTTTCTAAATCCGTAAATGTACAGAATAACTTATTGTCCAAATCTCTAATATTTTGTATTGATGATATAACATCGTAATTCATATTATACGTATTTGGTTCTTTATTTAAAATCATAGTTATAACCTTGTTTTGTTTTTATACTAAATCGGTATTTATCAAATATACCTTTTATTGTTTCTTTTAAATACTCTTCATCTTCACTCAAATCAAATAAGAATGAGTCATAAGTGTAAAGTATTAATTTACTCTTTTTATTGTGTATTACTGTAAATATATCCCATAATATACGAACGTTCATTGACGTTTCCAAATTTTGTAGCAAATAATTAAACAGTTTTTGTGGGTTCATTTCACCTAAGTTTTCTTTTTTATATATAAAGTTAGAAACCGGACACGTTATTTGACCCTCAAGCTCAAATTTTTTCCAAAGTTCTTTTACGTATATACTAATTTTTTTAAAGAATTCCAGATGCTCATATTGTTTAAATACTCCTCCGTATAATTGTTTAAACGTCAGTTCTTTAGACTTTTTATAATCGACGTTGTAAAGCTTGGAAAAATGCGAGTGAATATCACTAGTGGGGAAATTATAATCAATGAGACGACAAGACAAGCTAGGATGATAGGCGCTAATATCAACTTCGTACAAAATACTATTACTCGGAATGAAAGACTTTCTACATCCGTTTTCTTTGTTGAGTGCTGCATAATTTACATTTTTAAATTTATTTGATGGTCTGGTTGTTGTTGTTTTTAAGTTGAACTGAGTGTAGACGTATTCACCATCAACGGGGTGGAAGTATTCTTCGAAGGTTTCATTGTGTATACGTATTCCACTTTGTTCGATGGCGTTGAATACCAAGGATACTTTATTGTTATAGAATTCATCATATTTTGTTTTTTTATTGTTAATATTCGCTTTTAGATCTCCCCAAATCGTTTCACATACTTCATAATGTTTAACAATCGGTATAATTAGGTTTAATTCATGGTTATCTTTATGTTGCCTATAGTACAATTCATGTGTTTGTGTTGTAGGTCGTATATACGTAGTAGGTGGTGGGTTT